TCCTATAATACCTTCTATTCGTTCAATATAATCATATAACTCCTGAAATTCCATGCCGGTATCAGCGAATATAATGTCGTCTATAGGCATATTCTTTTCAATCATTAACAGTAACATTAAAGTGCTGTCCTTACCGCCACTAAAACTTACAATATGCTTCATGATATTATCACACCACCTTTTTTCTTTTCTACACTCAAGGCAACAAACTCATTCTTCGATAGTACATTTATCTACTTGCACATTATTTTGTTGTAAGTAACTTATTACATCTCTTCTATCATCTATATAATCTATAGCGTATACAACCTTCTCTAAATTTTCAGCAACAATGTATTCAGCACAACGTATGCAGGGTAAATGCGTTACGTATATAGTGCATGTGCTTAAATCTAAAACACCATTGTAGATTGCTTGCAAAATAGCATTAGTTTCAGCATGAAACGCTTTGTTACAATGGCCGTCCTGTGCAGTACATTCAGTACAAGATTCCACAGAAGTATTACACCCCCAACCAACAATAGTATCGTCTTTAACAACTACTGCACCGACTTTTAGTTTAAGGCATTTACTGCACTCTGCCTGACCAAACGCTTTATTCATAAAAAATCTTTGTACTTGTCTTTCTGTTTCCGCCATTTAACCTCTCTCCTTTTTTTATTTTTAACACGCATGTACTTATTAATAGTATTATTTTTTGTGGGGGTAACCACTTTACGCTTGTACCAGTAAGGGTGGTCATTATACTTGATTAAGTATTTGCAAGGGCTGTTGTACCCACCCTTGCAAGCACATTTTTTATGCTCTAGACGCTCAATAGATAATTCGCAAGCATGGTACATGCAGTAGCCCACACAATCATTTTTTACTGTAATCACATCCTTTCAAATAATGTATATGCTAAGCAATAGGTTCTGTAGCACCCCAAGGAGTGCCAATACAAACCTCTGCCTCAAATTTTACCCAACCATCCAATACAGGTGCTTCCATTTTTTCTTTAAACAATTTTGCTAATTCGTGTATCCTGTCATGCTCTAGTGTTTCAGCTACAATAGAGTCGTGTACTGTTAGTAGTAATCTTGTCCTGCCAAATTCACCAGCCTGTATACTTTCATTTAGTCGTTTAATTGCAAGTAGTGTTACATCACTAGCACCTGATTGTATAGGGAAATTTACTGCCTGTCTTTGTACTTCAGCCTTATTGTGGGGCGTTATCAATTCAAAATGTCTTTTCCTGCCATAAGGTGAAGTAACCACATGGGTTTTTAATACATCCAATTTAGTATCCTCTATCCATTGATAGCCTTGTTTATACGCATTAAAAAATTTTCTTTGTAATTCTTCCGCTTCTTGAACAGAAATATAAATTTTATCAGCAGCTAAAGCTGTTACTAGCCCTTTAGGCGTCATTTGGTAAATAGTACCGAAAGTTATACGCTTAGCACCAGTACGCATTGCCTTCGTAACATCTTCTGGTTTGCAGCCATACATTAAACAAGCAGTAGCTATATGCATATCTAAACCGCTGTGTATAGCTTCATGTAATGCTTTATCTTTAGAAATCCAACACCACATTCTTACCTCAGCTTGTGATAAATCACCATCTATTAAAATCCAGCCCGGAGTAGCCGCAAAAATATTACGTGCTCTAGGCCCTCGTGTAATATTCTGTAGGTTAGGACTGCTGCTGGATAATCTACCTGTGGCAGTTACTGCCATATTAAAGTGTGTATGCACTCTTTGTTGCTCGTCTACGAATTTTTTAATGCCTTTAATGTATGTGGTATGAAATTTAGACTCTTTACGGTATTTTAATAACAGGGGTATTAGTGGGTGTTCATCCACAAGGGCATTGAGTGCTTCTTTATTTGTAGATGTAGTGCCATTAATCGGTAATCGTAAATCTTGATATAACAACTGCTGTAATTGTTTTGGTGAATTGGGATTAAATTCTTTACCAACTAATTCGTACATTTCCTTTTTTAAATTATCTAATTCTACATCTAATTCTTTATCTAAAGCATTAACATAATCTAAATCTACATAAACACCTAAATATTCCATACGAGTTAATACGTCTGATACAGGATACATTATTTCATTTAAAACCCATTTAGCTGTTTCATCTAACTGCTGTTCAAATAATTCATACAGCATTAATGTATACGCAGCATCTTTAGCGTTATATTCGTAGATGTCGTACACATTAGGGCAATTTTCCATAGCCTCATAATAGTTTATAATTTTTTGGTTGTAGTCACCTATATTGAGGTACTCCCGTATAAGATACTTTAAACCATGCACTCCACGCCTTGTGACATCTGAGTAAATACGCTCATCAAGAATATACGATTGATACATGGTATCAGCAAAAGTGCGTATTTGTTGACTAAAGCCATTATGCCACAAGGTTTTTAAGTCATGTTTAAAGTTATGCCCTAATAAATTTTTATTTATTAGGGCATTAGACAGACGCTCTACTAATTGTGGATTATCGAGTACGTCTTTTGTAACAACTACTGCTGTGTTTTTACGCCAAGACATACCAATACATATAAGTTTACCTGTACTGGTGTTTTCTACGTCTAATGCAATAGGCGTTTCTCCCAATTCATCAAGGCGAACTATCAAAGCGTCTAATAATTCTTCATTATCAATTAACTGGTATTGAATATTACCGTCATGTATAACTAAGGACACATCACCAAAAGCTATTTCTGCAGCTTTTTGAATATCCTTAGCAAATTCTTTATACATTGACGGTGTGCGTACTACGTTAGACGGATGCATTACTGGTATAACGTAGCAGCCAAAATCATCTGACCAGACCACATTACCTCTTTCTTTGTAAATACTGCGTTTATGGGGCAATAGCAGTTTCATTGCTATTGCCCCTACTGCTACAATTACTTTTAATTCTTTCATACTTTTTAATTCATGGAATAAACGATTCTTACAGCACTTTACTTCTGATGCTTTAGGTTCTCTGAAATCCTTAGGAACACAAACAACTGTTGCTGTTAAAAAACAATCAGAGAAACCTAAACCAGCATCATGCAGTGCCTTTTCAAAAACACTACCTGCTCTACCGTAAAAAATGTTTGTAACTCTATTAGCATTACTATGAAACATATCAGTTACTACAGCTATTTTAGTTTTTGTAGTAGGCAGTGTGCGTAGTATTCTTCTGCAACCGTATAAACCACAGTTTTCACAGTCGCATAAATCATAGCTTGTTATTTCTACTGCTTCTTGTGGATCGTTTTGGTTTTTTTGCTGCAGATTGCTCTGCTGTAATTTGTTCTGATGCAGATTGTTCTGATGTTGTTTCATTTGACGTAATACCTCCATCAGATTGCTTTATTTCCGCAGGGGCTGTTTGTGGTACTTTTAAAATGAACATACCCTTTGCGTTGTCGTTCTCCCACGACGCCAACTGTTTAAACAGTATTGCCATTTGTTCTTTAGTAAGATTGTTAAACACTGCCTCTGATTGTGTAGTGCCTGCTCTTTGTATGCGTACAACGTATCCTTGCCTGTTTACTGCCGGTTCTAGTATTATGCTTTGCACATCGTACCAAATCACTATTTTATCGTCTGATGGTGTAAATGCTATACATCTGCTCATTAGTATAACACCTCACTAATTTTTTTATTATTCAAAATAAGATTATTCCACTTTATCAAACTCATTAGATTCGTTGTATGTTACCATAGCTTGCCACAAGGAACGTAATACTGTTTCATCGCCATTGTTTAAATAGTATGCTAGTAAGTGTCTTGCGGCATCTCGTGCGTGTTTTTTGCCTCGCGTAAATTGCCACACACCTGTGGCTTTTAATAGTTTATCAGTAGCAACTATCCGTTTTGATGGCTGTTGCTCTACCACTTCCACACCGTTTATACTGCACCATTCCTTAATACGACCAATAATTTCTGCAGACGGTATGTTTGAAAATGCTTGTTGCTGTGCCTTCCAAGGATATAATGTGAAGGACTCTATAATTACCTTATCTGCTTTATTTAAAACGGGCAGGAGGTCGTTAAAATTAACGACCTCACCACACTCGATATAAGTACGCGGTTCTGACGCTAGTACATAACCTGTAGTAACTCCTGGGTCTAATGCTAGTATTACTGGATAATCCATTAGAACGCTAATTTACCTTTCCTAGTATTATTGCTGGGATCTTTAGCAGATAAAGGTAAGAAGTCCTTAATTTCATTCTTTATTTCACCATTATATTCTCTTTGGTCAACTCTAACTTTTAAGATTTTGCCATGCAAATCTCTAGTATCGACCCTTAAATCGCTGGGATTGGCTGGATCAAGCATATCTATAGCTACAAGCAGTTTGCCTAACTTCCAAATACCTCTGCCTTCAATCATAAAATTGTCGAAAATTTTACGATTAGCATACTCACCATCGTTAATGACAAAGCATAAACTGATGTACTGTGTACCATTTTGACTAATGCGGATTTCATCTGACCAAGAAGTATCAATAGTTACTTCATATATACCTTTTGGTACAGGCTCAAATTTACCTACATTTAAATCTCCATCATAATCACTAAAAGATAAATTTAATTTTGGCATAATTATCTTCCTCCTTTAATAAATTTTAATAATCTGTTACTGATTTAATTAAATACACCCAACAACCTCTCTATAAGCGCACCCCCTTTAAATTGCTGCAAGAATTTTTGGAAACAAAACTCCCAAATCTGGATTATACTCTATTGGGTCTAAAACACCACTTGGGTTTTTAGATACATATCTATCAGATGGTTGCACATACAACCTGCGTGTAACAACACCGTCAGCATCAGTATCTGCATCAAGTAATGCCACAAAGTTAAAGTATGCTGGTAACTCTAGTGCTAAATTTTTAGGTTGCACAAAAGGTGCGTACATCATTTCTGATCTAATATCCATAACTAGTGCTGTCATGATGACGTGCATCGGCAAATCTCTAAAACTGCGTACTAAATTACGCATTTTTTCGCCAACACGATTCCAGTCGCTTTGTTCAAGAATATCTGGGTCATGCGTATCTCTTTTAGATACAGCGTGTTCTATAGCAGCACGTTTAATTCTGCTGTTAATATCTGTTAAACCGTCAATTACAACGGTTTCGTAATCATGATTACCGCTGTATAAAAATTCATATGCTTCTGCTATATCGTCTAAAGAATTAATTTCCCAAATATCTGGAACAATGCCTTTGGCTTTTTGTAACGCTTTAAGGGTAGCTATTGTTACGTCAGCTTCACCCAGTAATATTAAAGGTTTAGGTGCAGTTGCAGCTAACCAGCTTTTACCTTTACCAGCATCAGCATATATCAAGCCTTTAATATACGACGGTCTTTCTGTTAAAGATATTATTTTCTTATGGGCTGTTTTAGTATCTGTTGTTAGTTTACTCATATGACTTACCCCCTTCATTAATCTCCTTTAACTCTTTGTTCTGTGATACGCTTAGCCACAGCGTTAAGCTTGTCCTCCCAAGACTCACGCTCAGGTTCTACTGCATATTTTGCTTCAGCTATATACCGCCAATCCATACCTGCGTTCATAGCAGTACAAAGGCTTGTATAACTGCAACGCCATGTGCAGTGCAGACCTGCACAAAACTTGTGCTGCATAATAGGCATATCTTTTTTAAGATTTTGCACAGTGTAGTACAAATCATTTTTGATAGCTAATAATTCATCTTCATTACGGATAACCGAAATGCGTCTAACTATATCGTCTTTTACTTGCTTAGGTCGTTTAATTTTACGCACCACATTGTATAGAATACCTCTAGGTTTACCTAATAATTGAGTTGCCGCTAAATAATAGTAATTGGCTTGATGGTCTAATTGCAGCACTATATCCTGTGGAAAA